TGGCGCACGCTATTTGGCCGCCAATCCGCGCTCTCGCTCCCGTCCGGGGACACGTATTTCGCCAGCTTGGCGCGGTAGCCGATGGAAATGCCCATGCCGCCGCCGGCGAGGATCACGTCGCGCACCTGGCGCGCATCGCTCGAATTGGCCAGCAACAGCTTACCCTTGCAGCGCAAGCCCCGCTGGTCTTCTTGGAAATCCGTCCACACGCCGATCGGCACGCTGGCATGAGCGTGACCGAAGAACATCGGCACGTCCCAGCGGTCCTCGCGCTTGCGCGCAATCAGCGCCTTTTTGAACGCGCCTTTGACGACGATGTCGTTGCCCTGATCCAGCTCGCCAAAAATCGACGCATAGCCTTCGATTTCGCCGGTCTGATCGCCTTCACCGGCGGCGAATTTCAGCTCGCATTCGCCGCCGGTGAAGGCGAGTTGCTCAAAGGCGTCTTTGTTGGGTGCAGGCTTCATCGGCAGAGCATCGCGCCGGCGCTGATGGCGCGGATTAGTGAGCCGTGCCGGCGAAACGGCGCTCGATGCGTCGCCGGCGGCGGGCTGCGCTGCGCAGGCGAGGTTCGCGGGCGACAATTTCGTCGGCCGTCAGCCCGTGATGGATCACGCTTTGGCGCGGCGGCGCGTCATGGGGCACGCGGGCCATGATGCGGGTGCGGGTGGCGCGGGTGGGGCGCGGCGTGGCGCCGACATGATCGCGGCGCGACCAGGTCGGCCGGGCTGGGCTGGCCACGTCGGTGCGCCAGGTCAGGCGCATCCCGCGCACCGCCCTGCCGCGCCGCCCTCTGGCAATGCGGGCGTCGATGCGAGGGCCAGCGGCGTCATCGCTCGGAAGGCGTTCAAGCCCGCGCTGACGATAGGGTTGCTGATACCGCTCGCTCACGCCGTCGAGCGCATCGTCTGTGGCGCGGGCGGATCGCATGCCTGCGTCGAGCCGGCGCCGCGATCTGGCGGTTTGTTTGGCCTCGTGGCAGAGGCGGCGGACGATGCTGGCGCGCGTCTTAATATCCATGGCGCCAGTTTCGGCGCAGGCGCGGCCGCGGGGATTGGCTCAGTAGCCGCGCTCGCGCGCCTCGGCGCGGCGTGAAAGCGCACGCCGGCGCGAGCGGCGCGGTGCAACGCCGCGCTCGGGTTCGTCGCCACGCCGCATCGCTGCGTCGAACATGGCCGGCCGATCCCATCGCCGATTGTTCGCCATGTCAGGCTGCGCCATGCGCGCGTGGCGGCGCGCGATGTCGCGTTCGGTTCGCGGGTTGCGTCGTTGCTTCGCCTCGAGCAGCAAACGCACAAGGCGGGACCGGGCGGCGGCGTCCATTAACGGAAGCGGCGGCGGGGGCGCAGCTTGCTGCGCACAGTCCCGGCGACATCGACATGGCGATTGAGGTGCGAGAAATTGCCTTCGTACCCCACATAACCGCCCGGATCGCGCCTCGCGCGCTGCAGACGCCGGCGACGTGACGGCGACGAAGCGCGGTGGCGATCCCATCGAGCCGCGCCGTCGAAAATCGAAGCGTCACCGCCGTAATCGCGATCCCGCATGCGGCGGCGATTGTAATCCCCGAAGCTGCGGTCGCTATCGCTCGGATCGCCGGGCTTGCGGAAGCCGCGCATCCGGATGGCTTGCTTTGCTTCAAGCAGGTCCCGCACCAGGTCCGCGCGCATTTTCGAATCCATCACATTCTCCGGCCCGAGGCGATCCCACGGCACACATGATCAAGGCTCCGGCGCTGGCGTGGATTGGCGCGGCGTGTAAGTCAGCCGCCGCCCGATCATCATCCCGCACCGGCAATTGATGACCTCGCCAGCAGGCGCGCCGAACTCGTGTGGGTGCATGAGGCCATTGGAAAAGCGCTCGCGCAGCGGGCGGCGCTCGCGGTTGAGATCGCGGTGGCTTTCGCGCTCGCGCCCGTCGATGTTGGCCAGCCAATCCTTGTCGAGCTCTTCGCCGGCGGCCTCGCGGTCCAACGCAATCGCGAACGTGGCCCCGTTCTGGCCGCCCCCCATTTCGGTGCGGGCGATGGTGCGGGCGCGATGCAACGCGAGCTCGTCGCCCAGCGCCTCGCGCAAAGCCTTGGCGATGCGCTGCTCGCCCCACCCCTCGGCCGCGCCGCGCGCCAGCACCTCCGCGATAATTCGACCGCTGGTGGCCGCGATGCGGCGGGCGCGGCGTGGCGCCTCGTCACGCACGATGCGCTCAACCAGCGCCGAGAACCGCGAGCGTTTCGGGCCCCCTGGTCCACCCCCACGCGGCGGGCGCGGCGGCGGCGGCGCATCGCCGCCAGATGGCCCCGCGCCGGAATTTGCCGGGCCGCTGGCGGGCGTTTCGGTTGGCGGCTGCAAATCGGGTTGCGTCATGGTGGTCGCGGCCGCCAGCGCCAGGCGCGCGGTGACGTTGCGATCCTCCAACAAAGTCGCGGCGATCTGCGCAGGCGTCGCGCCTGGCGCGGCCGAGCGGATCGCCGCATCGACACTGGCCACCATCAGCGCATTGGCGCCGAGCGCGCGCGCGATGGCGGCGGCGATCGGCCCGGTTGAGATCGTGTGCGCCAGAGCGAGCAGCACTTGCGCGATGCGGGCCTCGCGGGCGGCGGCGGTTTCGGGCTCGGCTTTCGTCAGAAATTTCGCGCTTTTTTCTGACGGCCCGATCATGCGCGCGGTCAGCACCGCGAAATGCTGCGCTGTCAGCCGGCCGTGTGCGCCAAGCTGCGCCGCAAGCCGCGCCTGATGCGCGCGCAACGCCTGGCCGGCGGCGCGCGGATCGGCTGGCAGCGACGCGCGCAGCCGCGCGAACTCACGCCGCAGCGCGATTTCCGCCCGCGCGATCGCCGCCCGATTCAGCGCATCGATCTCGCCGCGCCAGAAGGCCTCGTCGCGCATCAGGCGTGCTGATCCGGCTGGCCCTCGTTGAAATTGCCGTCATTGTCGCCATCACGCGTTGAGGGCGGGCGTTCGTAATCCTCCGGCGCCACGCCAGGAGGAAGCCCACCGTTCAAAACCTGCTCAAGCGGGATCAGCCCCGCCGAAACGAGCACAATGTCAGATCCCGGCACGTTCAGCTTGGCCCAGCCTTTGGCTTCGCGGCGCTCATCGATCGACAAGCCCTGCGCATTGTCCACACGCGCCCAAAGTTCGCCGATTTCTTCGGCCAGCGCCCACATCTTGTCCTCGTTGATCTCGAGCGTGACGCCTGGAATGCGGGTGAGCAGCGCATACCAGCGCCCCAACGCGCCGAACAATTCGGTGGCGTCGGGAATCACGGTGGAGCGATAGAAGCCGCGCGACGCTTCACGGAAGTTCGCGAACGTGTTGTCGCCGGGAATGCCCAGCAGCATGGGCGGCACGCCGAAGCCGTTGGCGATTCCGCGCGCCGCCTGGTTGCGGATTTCTTCAGCCTGCAGATCAACCAGATTGGTGCTCATCGGCACCCATTTGAGCGATGCGTCGGCGATCATCGCCGTGCCGGCGCGCGATTTGCCGAGCTTGAACTTGTCGAGGATCGCCTGCAGGCCGGTGCGTTGCTCGGGCGTCAAGCCAGGCTTCGCGGCGCCAGCCGGCACTTGCGGATCGTATGAGAGGATGCCCGACATCAAGAGCCCGTTGTCGAACAAATTGCGCGCCAGCGTCTGCGCGCTTTCGTAAAGCGCCAGCGGGCCCTCCGCGGCCTCCAGCGCACCGGCGCCGAATAAATCATCGTCTGGCGCGAAATCCTTGATGTGCAGAATGCGGCCGGGGTTCTCTGCGTCGCCAGAAACGCCGCGCGCATCCCAATATTTCTGCCGCGCGCCGCTCGCTGCCTGGTAGACGTAGTTTTGCGGGAAGCCCGTCGGGCCGGGTTCGATGCGCATGCGCTCCGGGCGCAGCGCGTATTGCTCGATGTAATCCTTTGTGATCCCCGGATTAGCTTCGACCCAGCCATTGCCCGAGAGCTTCTTGAACGCGGCCAGGTCACGAATAAAGCCGAAGCGATCTTGGTACGGGTTCGGCTTTTTCAAAATCTCCGCGATGCGCAGTGCGACCCTGCCGTCTTCCTGGCCGTTCACCTTCACGATCGGTTCAATGGCGGCGACGGCGTGCGCGCATAGCAAGGTGGCCCGGCGCACCACCGGATTGCGGCGATACTTGCTTAGCAAGTCGTGGTAAGCGCGCGGCGGATAGTGCTCGATGCCGACGCGGTGGATCGCATCGGCGCGCTTGGCGTCTGACGATTTGAGCTCGAGCCAAGCGGCTGTTTTACGGAGAAGATCGGGAAACGCCATGTTCGCCAGGATGGCGCGCGCCGGCGGCGTGGCGGATTGGGCTTGCGCCGGCGCCTATGCGGCCGCAACGTCAGAGAATCAGCATGGGAGGCCGGCATGGCGCGATGGGTTCAGGTCACCGACATTGGCGGCAACATCACGGTTGTGAATTTCGAACACGTGCGAGAAATCGCCTCGAATGGCCCTGGAACACGCCTTGTGTTCTCCAACGGCGACGGGTTCGACGCACAAGAGAAACCCGAACAGATCTGCAAAACCCTGGGCCCGTTCGGGCCTCACGTCGCCGGCGCGTGATGGACCATTTCCAGACGCGCGCAATCACCCTCATCGCCGGCAACGGCGCCGTGCTCGCCACGGTCTTGAACACGTCCATGCGTCTGCTCGAGGCAGGCATGCTCGCGAGCGAGCGCGGCGCCGTGGCGGCTTTGGCGCTTGGTTTGGGTGCCTTGGCCGCTTTGGGTGGGGTCGGCGCTGCCTATCGAGCGCTCGTGAAAGCCGGCCGCGCTGACGATCGCAACGCGTACCTGCATTGGGAAAAGATCGCGCTCATCACGTTCGCCTGCCCGATTGTGTCGTTTGCGTTTGTATTGGCGCTCACGTCAAAATAAACGGCTCGGCGACGACGCCTTCGAACAGCGCGTGCAGGCACCACACGAGCGCGTCCATGCGATCCGGGGAATTCTCACCAGG